GAGGATGGTTTATCTATCCAACATTAAGAGCTGAGCAACCTCATTTAATTGGTCAATGGCTCAACGCTTTTGACCGCATTTTGAAGGAGTGGTGAAATGGCCGGACAATCAAGAACGCTCAAATTAGCCTTATTGGCTGAGGTCGCTGATTTTACAAAAAACATCGGCACAGCCGGCAAAGATACACAAACGCTTGGCGATCAATTTGCGGCATTTGGAAAAAAAGCAGCTTTGGCATTTGCCGCAGCTGGCGCAGCCATTGGAGCGTATGCAAAAGTAGCAATTGAAAATGCCGCAGCTGATGAAAAAGCACAGCGAAATCTTGCACTCACAATTGAAAACACAACCAATGCCACAGCTGCTCAAGTTGCCGGTGTAGAAAAATACATCAGCACCACGAGCCTTGCCATTGGTATTACAGATGATGAATTGCGCCCGGCATTTGGTCGATTGGTTAGATCGACAAAAGATGTCGAAGAAGCTCAAAAGCTACTTAATTTGGCTTTAGATGTTTCGGCAGCTACCGGCAAGCCATTGGAAGCCGTGGCAAATGCTTTGGGCAAAGCCTACGATGGCAACCTTAACGCGCTTGGCCGTTTAGGTTTAGGTATCGATCAAAGCATACTTAAATCAAAAAATTTTGATTTAGTATTTCAAAACCTGACAAGCACATTTGGCGGTTTTGCTGACAATGAAGCCCAGAGCACAGAGGCAGCTTTTCAACGCATCAAGATTGCTAGCGATGAAATTCAAGAACAAATTGGAGCGGCATTGTTGCCGGTTATTCAAGAATTGACATCATACATTTTAAGCGATGTGGTGCCTATTATCCAAAGTTTTGTTGATGGTTTAACTGGTCAAGATGGTCTTAAAGATGGTTTAACCGAATCACAAGAAACAGCGATTGAGTGGGGCAAAAAGGTTCGAGGATTGATTGAAACTGTGATTAGTTTCAAAGATGAATTGATCATTTTGGCCGGTGTCATTGGAACTGTTTTTGCAGTATCGAAAATTTCTGCCGCTGTCGTAGCAACCATTGCATTGATCAATACTTTAATTAAGGCTTACAACGCTTTGAAGGCATCTGCAATTGTTGCCGGTGTTGCATCAGCTTTTGCGCTTAATCCATTGTTGGGTGTTGGCGCGGTTGCTTTAGCAGCTGGGGTTTTAGCCGGTGCGAACGCTTTGGCAGGTCGATCAGACACACAGACAGTTTCAACGGGCGCACCCGGAGGCGGTTTTTCAGGCACAATGCCAAATGGCCAACCATTTGTGACCAGTAGCGGTGGTTCAGTTACCAAAGGCGGCACAACAGGCGGCATAGGCGGTCTAGGTGGCTTTACAGGCGGCTCAACCGGGGGTGGCGTTGCCGGGGGTGGCATCGTAATTGATCCATCCATTGCAGCTGCATCCAACAAGGCTCAGGAAGCATCCGCAAATCTCAACGCTGTTTTGGACAGAATAAATGGCACAGCCGATGCCGGTTTTAATCCGGGTCGATTCCGTATGGCTGAGGCTGCATCAAGCGGAGCAACATACAACATCAATGTTTCGGGTGCTTTTGATAGAGAACGAACAGCACGCGAAATCGTTGAAACTATCAATGATTCCTTTTATCGCGGCACAGGTGGCGCAAACAACCTGCAAATTGTATGAGCATTTTCAATCCTGTTTGGCGCGTGACAATTGGCGGAGTACAGTATCAGAACCTTACTGTTGCCAATTTGACAATTACAAGTGGTCGAACAAACATTTATCAACAACCCAACGCAGGTTATACCAATGTTGAAATCCTCAATTTTAACAAAGCCAATGTGGCAATCGGCATCAATGATTCACTTACCATCGAATTGCAGAATTCGACATCGACATTTGTCCCAATCTTTGGCGGGTCAATTGTTGAGGTTGGCATTTCCGTAGCCGAAGTAGGCAGCACAGATTATGTGCAACGCATAAATGTCATTGCATTGGGCGCATTGGCTAGATTGCCAAAAGCATTGACCGATGGCGTTTTGTCGCACGATTTTGATGGAGATCAGATTTACACAATTTTAAGTCAAGTCTTGTTTAACTCTTGGCAAGAAGTACCTCAAGCCTTAACATGGGCAACCTATGATCTAACAGAACAATGGCAAAATGCACAAAACACCGGATTGGGCGAAATCGATCAGCCTGGCAATTACGAATTGGCGCAACGATCATCAAGCCGGATTGATGTCTATTCTTTAGTTTCAGCTTTAGCATCATCCGGATTAGGTTACATTTACGAATCTTCAACGGGCCAAATCGGGTATGCAGACAGTACACATCGCACCAATTATTTGGCGGCAAATGGGTATGTTGAACTCACAGCTAATGATGCCTTGGCACGCGGTTTAAGCATCCAATCGCGTGCTGGCGATGTGCGAAACAACATAACAATTCAATACGGCCAAAACAGTACAAATGAAACCGATGCCAGCGATCTTGCATCAATTGGGCTTTATGGCCAATTATCCCAAATTTTTACAACTACATTGCGGCATTTACATGATGCGCAGGATCAGGCCGCTTTTTACTTAGATTTAAGAGCTTATCCACGCTTTAATTTCAACAACATCACATTTGAGCTTACAAATCCAGAAATCGATGATACTGACCGGGATGCTTTAATTGGCGTTTTCATGGGTATGCCAGTGGAAATTGCCGATCTCCCATTGAACATGAATTCTGGCGATTTTCTGGGTTTCGTTGAAGGCTGGACATTCTCGGCCGCGTATAATCAAGTCAGCATTTCAATGATTTTGTCACCGATTTCATTCTCATTGCAAGCCATGCGATGGAACGATGTGCCGGTTGTTGAACAATGGAACACAGTCAATCCAACTTTGGATTGGATCAATGCCACGATTGTGGCGTAAGGAGCGAAAATGAGTAATCCAACGAGTAATTTCAATTGGCAAATGCCAACGGCCACGGATTTGGTCACGGATTTGCCAGCTGATTTTGAGGTTTTTGGTCAAGCGGTTGATACATCGTTGGCTGATCTCAAAGGCGGCACAGCTGGTCAAGTTTTAGCAAAAAACACAAACGCGGACATGGATTTTGTCTGGGTTGCACCGGATGATTCCAATGCGATTCAAAATGCGATTGTCGATGCCAAAGGCGATTTGATTTCTGCAACCGCAGCCGATACCCCGGCACGATTGGCATCATCAGGTGTCAATGGCAATGTTTTAACTGTCGATACAACGGCAGCAACGGGGTTGGCATGGGCTGCACCCACAGCAGTAAGTGGCCCAGCATTTCGCGCTTATCGAGCAACATCACAGCAATCATTTAGTGCGAATACACCAACAAAGGTGCAATTCAATGCAGAATCTTTTGACACAGATAACTGCTTCGATTCGACAACGAATTACAGATTCACGCCTACAAAAGCGGGTTACTATCAGATGAGTTCTAACATCGCTTTTAGCGGTGCGGGCGCGACTACAATAAAAGAGGTTTACATTTACAAAAATGGATCAAGATACACGGATCTTTTCTCATCAAATGGAAGCGGAACACCGGGCGCGACCTGCAACAATGGCAGCAGCACTTTAGTGTATTTTAACGGAACAACAGATTATGCCGAGGTTTATGTTTACGATTCAGACGCAACGGCTCGGAATATCGTCAATGGTGAAGCACAAACAACTTTTACAGGCGTATGGATTAGGAGCTAACAGATGGCACTTTATGATGATTTAATTGCTGCAATTCCAGAATTGAAAGATTCTGATTTTGTACCAAGTAGTGGCACAATTCTTTTGCAAAATGATGGAGATAAAGCCGGTGATTACATTGCAAAATGGGATTACCCAACCGCTTTGCCAACAGGTTTTAAACTCGGAAAATGACATTTCCACAAGGCACATTGCCCCGTTTGATTCAGGTTGCGCTCGCTGAGGTGGGTACGGCTGAAACCGGCAACAATGAGACGAAATACGGCAAATTTATGAAAGCCGACAAGCTGCCATGGTGCGGAAGTTTCTTAAATTGGTGTTGCTCGGAGGCTGGGGTCAAAGTGCCAAATGTTGTCAGCACTCGTGCTGGAGCTGAGGCATTTCAAAAGGCTAAGCAATGGCACACCACACCAAAGATTGGTGATTTTGTTTTCTTTGATTTCATCATCGATGACAAAACCACAATCAATCACATTGGCTTGGTTATCCGGGTTTCAGAAAAACAGATCGTGACCATAGAAGGCAACACATCAGCTGGTTCAAGTCAGCGCAATGGTGGCGAAGTCATGGTCAAATCACGAGCTTTGGGAGCACGCTCATTTGTTGTCGGTTACGGCCGACCAGCTTATGAGCCATTTTCCGGTGATTTACCGGATCGACCAAAAGGAGAAAAATAATGGAACAAGCAAAAGCAATTGCGGC